TGGCCGTTGGGGTTGTACCACGGGTTGGCCTGCACCCATTGCGTGGCGTAGGTGCGCACACGCGGGTCGACAGGTGGCGCCGGGGGTTGCCGCGTCTCGGTGAACCGCTGCTGCTCGGCGGCGGCCTGATCAGCGCGGGCCTTGGCGTCGTCACGCAGGCGGATAGCCGCAGCCACGTCCTCGCCGTTGCCGGCCTCGACCGCCCGGGCGATGATCATTTCGGCCTGGCGCACCTCGTCACGGGCGGAGGCAAGCTGCTGGGTGAGGTTCGCCTCGGCCTGCGTGAGGTGGACGCCCTCGATGTTGTTGACCTTGCGGGCCAACTCCATGTTGATCTCGCGCAGGGCGCGGACCTCGGACTCCAGCCGCTCTTGAGCCTGCTTGCGGGCCTGCCGGCGCTTCTGCCGCTTGACGCGGTTGCGGTTGACGATGTCGTCTTCCGAGTCGTCCTGGCTCTCCGCCAGACGCTCATCGTCGTCATCATCGTCCTCGTCGGGCTCCTCCGCCTCGGCCTCGGGCGCCGCGGCTTGCGGCTCCCCGGGCGCTTCGGCGACGGATTCGGGGATCTCATCGACCTCCACGATCTCCAGTTCGTCGTCTTCGGTCATCATGTCAGCCATGAACGGCTCCTTCAGGCTAGATGAAAGCCTTGATGGCCAGCGGGTCGCCGGTCACAAGGCCAAGGATGTCGAGGTCGTTGAACAGGGCGAGGATGGCTTCATCCTCTCCATCGTTCGTCATCACCGTCCAGCGATCTCCGCCGTACTTCGGGACGCGAACGAAATCGCCCGGCGCGCACCACGCACCTTCAGGCCATTCAGTCATCGTGTTGCGGTTCTTGAAGGCCAGTTCGCCGACGGCGATCACCTTGGCCACCTGAGTGTTGTAGTGCTCGGTCTCGCGGGTGTCGGCGGTCAGGATGATGCCGCCCTTCGTGACCTTCTTGGGGGTCCGAAACTGGACCAGAACCCTCGACCCGAACGGCTTGACCAGCGGGTCGCAGGGTGGGAACGCCTCGTCCACGGTGCCGTAGTCGAAGGCGATCTTGTTCGCAATGCTCTGCATGTGTGCTCCTTAGATGTCGAACTTGCCGCGTTCCGATTCCTCAAAAAGGTTCGCAATCAAGTTCCAGGCTCTCTCGTATCCCTCATAGAGGCCGACGGCTCGGCCATACTCGAAGGCGTCCCGCCCGGCGGGCGTTATCAGGAGGCTTCGGGCGACTTCAGCTTGAGTCTCCTTCAGCCTCCTGATCAGCATGTCGGGCGTCATTTGGGCGGCAGCGGCCCCTTGCGCGCGTTGTCAGGGCGCGGCTTGCCGGTCGTGGCCAGCATGTGGTGCTGGGGGACCGGACCCTTGGTCTTGTCGGTCGGCTTGGCCATCAGGAGGTGTCCTCTAGGGCTGGGGGTTGGGGTTCGGGTTCACCGCCGGCTCCTCGCCGCCCATTTGGGCGAGGGTCAGAGCCGTCTGGTTGTCGGCGTTGTTCATCGAGATGCGCGCCTGCATCTCCATGCTCGCCCGCTGGTCCTCGGCCTGCTGCCGCATCTGGTCGGCCTGCATCTCAGCGGCCAACTTGGCCTGCTGCACCTGCGTATCGACCTGATTGTCCTGCTGCTCGATCTGGAGGCGCTGGGCGTCCAGTTGTGCCTTGGCCTGGTCCGCAGCCGCGCGGCGCTGGGTCTCGGCCATGGCGGCTTGGACGGCGGGGTCCTGCGGGGCTTGCGGCGACATGGACTGGAGCATCTGCACGGCCTGCTCGATGACCGGCGGCAGGGCGCCGAACGCCTCGGCGGCGCGCTGCGACACGGTGTTCGACGCCTCCGCCAGCATCCGGTCGAAGGACTGCTTGTCCTCGACGCTCTTGTTGTCGCGCACGGCCTCGCCGATGTCCATGCCCGTGGCTTCGTTGCTCAGTTCATAGACCTGCTGGGCATACCACAGGGCCATGTGCTCCTTGATGTGGTTCAGCACGCCGGGCAGGAACTGCGGGGCGACCAGCCGGTTGGCCCCCAGCACCGGGTTCATCATGTAGCCGAGGTGCGCCGACAGGTGGGCGATGTGGTCCTGCTGCGGGAAGGCGATGACAGGCCGGCCCATGGTCATGGCCACGTTCTCGGCCACCGCGTTCTGCTCCTTGGGCTCGACGGGCGGCACCAGGAGGTCGGAGGCGTTGGGCACCTTGAGCGTCTCAAGGATGCGCTCCTCGACCTTGCGGGCGTTGTAGAGGCCCGGCTGCGCCGCCGCCCGCTGGGCGATGGTCTGGATTTGCGCGATGCGCTGGGTCTCGGAGAAGATGTTGGGGTCGCTGACCGGGATCACGTCCATCGGCCCGGCGAAGTCGGCCCGGGTCGCAATCTCCTCGCCGACTTCCTCCTCCTGCGCCTCGTCGTCGAGGTACATGCCGTTCAGGCGGTGGAGGATGTCCAGCATCCGGCCCATGGCGTTGTGCAGCCGCATGTGGATGGCGCTGAACACCACCATGCCCTGCTCGATCTTCGCCATGGTCGTGCCGACGGGCACGTTGGCGTTGCCATCGGACACGTCGTCCATGGTCGTGCGCACGACGCCCTTGCCCGACTCCACGAGGAAGCCAAGCAGTTGGAACAGCACGCCTGACGGCTGGTTGAACGGCAGCGGCATGGCGACCTTGCGGACGTCGTCCACGTTCAGGCCGCCCTCGATCTCCGCCACCTGCGTGGGCTGGACCTCAAGGCTCTGGCCGCCGATGCCGGCGCCCTTCAGCTTCAGCATGGTCTGGCTGTTGCTGATGTGCGCCGAGTCCATAAGGGCGCGCAGGGCGCCCGTCGCCGCGGCGGACAGCCCGCCGATCATGTGCGTGATGCCGATGGGGTAAGCGCCCCGCCACGGCACGAAGGGGAACTCCACGAACCACTGGAGTTCTTCCTGCGACTCGTCGTCCTCGTCCCAGTTGCGGTAGATGCTCAGGACCTTGGACGTGGCCTTGTCCACCGTGAGGATATACGGCGCCGGGCCGTCCTCGATGTCCACGGTGGTGTGGATCTCGTAGACCGTGCGCAGGCCGTCCTCGTTGTAGGCGGTCTCCTCGCGGCCCTCAATCTTGTCGTTGGCGATGTCGGCCTTGGTGCGGTCAGGGTCCATGCCCGCCGGGACCAGGTCCACGTCGCGGTACATGCCGCTCTTGACCCGCTGGTCGTAGTCCAGTTGCGTCAGGTACTGGACGTGGGTCTTGCGCTGCGCGGTGTAGAAGTTGGTCGCCGCGAAGGGAATGAGCATCTCGTCGATGGCGACGAACAGGAAGCTGGGGCGGTTCTTCGCCTCGTTCCAGCCGACCTTGAGGTATTGCGCCCCGCCCAGCGGCACCTGCGTCAGAAGCTGCTCCAACTCGGAGCGGAACTCCGGGGCCTGCTTCGTCAACTGCCAGTTCATGTAGGCGGTCTTGCGGCGGGCCTTCAGCACCTTCTCGCGCGTGACCTTGCCCGGAATGAAGTCCTTGACGGGACCGCCCGCCGGGAACAACTCCTTGATGGCGCGGGACGAGAAGTCCACGCACGCCTCGGTCAGCAGCGGGTGGACCACGCGGCTCGCACCCTGGAACTGGGCGCCGCCCGGCGCGTCGTCCCCGAGGCCCGTGCGCCGGATGCCTTCCTCATACTGCTCGTCGCGCTTGGAGCGGGCCTCCTTGTCGCGGGACACGAAGTCGAGGAACTGCGACGCGAGCGTCTTCAGTTCGGTCTCGGGCAGCGTCTCGGCGAGGTTCTGGAGGAACTCGTCGGAAGGCTCGTCGCTGTCGTCCTCGTCGTCCAGCGTGACGATGGCGCCGCCGTCCTCGGTGTCGACGACATCGCTCTCGTCGTCGACCTCGTAGAACTCGCCCTCTTCCGGCTGGTCGTCTTCGGGATCCATGCGGGCCTCAGATGGCGTAGGGGTTCACGCGGGGTTTCGGCGGAGCCGGGGCCTCACGGACGGACTTGCTTTCACGCTTTACACCGGAAAGCAGGCCCTTGTCCATGATTACGCGCGCGGCCTGGCTGAAAACGTCCACGAAGTCGTCGTGCTTGATGGAGCCGCCGCCCCGGAAGGAGCAGAGTTGGTCCAGCGCCGGCTCCACCCAAGTGCGCGGCCTGCCGGGCCGCTTCTCGCTTTCGGGTAGCCAGAAATAACCACGGGCGAACAGATGGCTTACCATGTGCAGGCGGGCCAACTTGTCGGCGCGACCGGGGTTGTAGGGGTAGGCGTGTATGCCTTCCTTTGACAGCGACTGGCGCAGGCTGATGCCGCTGCCCTTGTCCTCGATGATGAGCAGGTCGGGCTTGCGACCGCTGGTCATGGGCTTGGCGGGGCCGAACATCGGCTTGATGAGCGCCACGTCCTCGTCGTCGCCGTAGGCCACGTTCAACTCGCGCTTCACCCGGGCGATCAGTTCGGGCATCCCGAGGTGGTCGCTCCAGCAGTCGAGGACCAGCACGTTCATCACGTCCTCGTGCCAAAAGATGCCGAACACGGCGCAGGCCGACGGGTCGGGGTCGTGGGTGCGCTTGTTGAGGGTCTTCTCGGTGAAGGCCGTGTCGAGGGACATGATGATCCACTCGAACTTGGGCAGCGGCTTGCTGGCCGGCCACATCTTGAACCAGGAGCGGGCGATGATGCCGCCCTCCTCGGCGTCGATCAGTTCGCCTTCCAGTTCCTGACGGCCAAGTTTGGTGCCCTCGTACTTCTTGAGCGCCTCGAAGAAGGACGGCGCCAGGTTCTCCCGGTTGTCGTAGGTCGAGCCGCGGATGATGATGCGGCCCGGCTTGGGCTCCGTCAGCTTGCGGATCAGGGTCTTGGGCTTGGGCGTCGAGGTCCACATGACCTGCGGGTGGCGACCGAGACGCAGGCCGAACATGGCCATGTCCCACGTCTCCTCGTCACGGCTCCAAGCCGCCAATTCATCGCCCCACAAGGCGGCAAATTGGGGGCCGCGCAGGCGCTCCGGCTCCTCGGCGCTGAATCCCCGGATCGCGACGCCGTTGATGAGTTTGATTTGCAGGTTGGTCTTGTTGTAGTCTTCAACGAGTTCGGGCGGGATGACGTTAAGCAACCCGGAATGGCCTTCAAAACAGGTAAAGCGCACGTCATTAAGAGTTGGCGCGATTACTGCATGGGGAAGGCGCTCAGTGTCCCTGTATGCTTTCTTTCCAAGCCATTCAGCACCTACTTTAGTTTTTCCCCATCCGCGACCGGCCTGTATACCCATCTCCGTCCAGTCGGTTTCTGGTGGAATCTGGTCTGGTCGGGCTGTTGCGTGCCAGCGGGCCTGCCAGTCGAGGAACAGCAAGTCCTCCTTGGACAGGGCCATCAGTTGCTCGCGGGTGAACGTCAATGCAGTGTCCCCAGCAGGTCGAACATGTCGCACGGTAGCAGGACGTAGCCGCTCGGGGCGCCGCAGTCCGGGCCGTTCAGCAGGAAGCTGGTCGCCTCGTCGGCGTGGACCGTAGGATCCCCGTCCTTGTCGTACATGCGCACAAGCGGGATGCGCTGCCCATCGGCCATGACGAGGACGCCATGGGTGAGACTCAGGTAAGCCGCCTCTCCGGTGAGCCGCGCAACCACCTCGTCAGCCGTCATCCGACTGCCAGCCGTCCTCGGGCGACCAGCCGTCCAGCAGGGCGTCAATGACGACCGACACCGGGCCTGACACCTCGATCTCACCTCGCTCCATGCGCCGGACCCGCCTTTCGCCGTTCGCGCCGAAGCGCAGGATGTCAGCCAACTCCTGGCGGGTGAGATTAAGGTCTTCGCGGGCATCCCGCAACTCTTCGCCGGTCATCATGTCAAGCCACTCTCTGCAATTTCGATCTGTCGCCCGATCCAAGAAACAACCGGAATCGCCATGCTGTTTCCCAAACTTTTGTATCGGGGTCCGTCTGCTGCGGGCTTGCCGCGGTAGGGGATAGCGGTCCAGCCCGGCGGGAATCCCTGCAATTTCTCACATTCAATCGGGGTCAGGCGGCGGACTTGGAGGCCAGAAAGCGTCACTGCACCACCACCACGCCCTGTGCCGTCCTCGCTGGCGTCAAACCCATCAGCCCGCAGCGTGTGGAAGACCTCGCCGGTCGCGCAGACCGCCTGCGTAAGGACCGTCGGGCCAGAAGCGTTTACGCTGCTGCCGGGAGTGCCCATCGTAGCCGCCACATCGCCCGTGAGCGCGCCGTTGTAGCAGTCAGCGCCGACAGCGAACGCAACCGCCCCGACGCCAACACCAGATCGCCCGCCTTGGTTCCCGATCCTTCCGCCCGCCGCCATGATCGGCTGGGCGATGTCAGTCTCGCGGGCCTTGTAGTCCTTGCCGCTATTCATCGGCATGATGGAGTAGGCGACGTGCATCCGGCTCGCCTTGGCAAGCGTGGAGGCTGGAAGCTCAGGCGACACCCGCGTCTTGTTGGCGGCGCTGGTGATCTGTTGGGTGTCAAACGCGAACGCGACCGCCCCGACGCCAACACCGGATCGCCCGCCTGTCGGTGTCAGGATGGCGTTCGACACGCCGTCCTGCCGGGCCTCCAGCGTTGCGCCGCCTTCCCGCCCGCGAATGGCGAGGGTGTAGGGCTCGACGACCATGGTCTCGCTCTCGTAGTCGATCCGCCCCATGCCGCCGGCGTTCAGGCAGTGGGCGACGTCTCCGGTGCTGATGCTGCGAACCGCCACTACAGGGTCCTGTCCTCGGGTTTCTCCGGCCCGCTCGACGCCCCTGCCACTTGAGACAAGGCCTGGTGCAACATCGGTGGAAGCGCCTTGCCCCGGTTCTCGGCGCGGCGGAGAATCCCCGCGCAGGCCTTGGGGCTCAAGAAGAACCGGCGGTCGACTGGCCCAGTCTCCAAAGTCTGCGAGAGCGAACACGCGACGGCGCCGCTGCGCCACTCCGAACCATTGCGCGTCCAGCACGGCCCACTCGACCATTCCTTCGGAGCCAACGGCGGCGCCCTCCGTGCCCCAGCCCTTGGGCGGGACGGCGAGGTCGACACCCGCCAGTTCGCCAACCACTGCTGCAAAGTCGCGTCCCTTGTTGCTGCTGAAGGCTCCGGGGACGTTCTCCCACAAGGCCCATCGGCAGCCGCAATACTCCCTTGCCCATCGCACGATGTCGACGGCGACGTGAAACAGTCCGCTGCGCTCACCGGCCAGCCCCTCCCTCTTGCCCGCCACGGACAGGTCCTGGCAGGGCGATCCAAATACCACAAGGTCGATGCGACCCAGTGCGGCGAGATCCGCCGCGTCGATCTTCGTCACGTCGCCGAGGTTCGGGACGGACGGGTAGCGGTGCGCCAGAACCGCGCTGGCGAAGGCGTCCACCTCCGCCACGGCCACGCACTCCCAGCCAAGCGGCTCCCACGCCACGCTCGCGGCCTCGATGCCGCTGAACAGGGACAGGTACCTCATGCCTGAGCCTCCAGATACACGCGCAGTTGGTCAAAAAGCGCCTTGAAGGCTTCCTCGTAGCCGTCCCGCAGGCTTTTCTCCAGCGCCACGATCTCTGTGTCCCCTTTGGCGTACGCATGGCCCGCGAGTTCCGCGTGGATTGCGGCGCGATGGCTGCACCACACCGCTGCGCGCAAGACGGTCAAGGCGTCTTGGCCAGAGGCTACCACCTCGGGGGTGGCGTAAGGCTGATAAACGCTCATGCGCCCACCCCCTCATGCACCTTGCACACGGCGCAGTCCCGCCGCGGGTCAACGCGACCACCCCATGCCCGCTGGAGCGCCGGTGGCGTGGCCTCGGGCAGGTTCCAGGTGCAAAGCGGCACGACGACGGGCGTGTCGTGGCCGTGCTCGTGAAACCACGCCTCGGTGAGCCTGCCGAAGCGGCAGGTCTCGTGTCGGAGTTCGCCGTTCACAGCAGCGCCTCCCAAGCCAGGATGGCTAGGAACGCAACGACAGCCGCCACGCCAAGCCCGGTAGCCAGAGCATCGGAGCAGTAGCCGTCAGCGGGATGCGGCGGGGGCGAGGGGACGCGCAGGGCGTCGATGATGTGGAGGATGAGCCAGCTAGGGTTCACTGGTCAGCCTCCTTTGCGATGGTCTCGGGGTCTAGGTCGCGGATGTGGGCGACGGTCAGCCTAGCCTGACTGCGGCTTTGGGGGTCGTGCCAGTCAATGTCAGCCTCCCGCGCAGCAGCCTCCAGCCCTAGCCGGATGCCCTCTAGCCGGGCGGCGTCGATCAGGTGTTGGTTGATGATGGGGCTGTTGTGCAGCGCGATTTGCTTCCGCAAAGCATCCTCCAGCGCCTTGATGCGTTCATCTTCACTCACTGGTCAGCCTCCTTCTCATAGCCCATCCCCTGCTCCTGCGCCTCGCTCGCCAGCTTATCTAGGACGGCCTCGCGGGCGATGGTGGCGGGGTCGAGGGCGCGGATCAGTTCGGCGGCTTCATCCATGCCGTCGCTCCGGCCCTCTAGGTGGTTGTCCGTCTTGCACCCTTCCCGCCACTCACCGTCTAGGCGATCCGAACCCTTGTCAGCCTCCTTCGCAGCAGCCTCCAGCCCTAGCCGGATGCCCTCTAGCCGGGCGGCGTCGATCAGGTGCTGGTTGAGGACGTGATAGCGGAGGACGGTATACCAGAGAAATGCTCCTGCGGGATGGCCGCGTGAGCCGAGGCTTTCGCGGTCGTGCTCCGCCCTTACCCACACGTCATCCGCGACCGGCTGGGGTCCGCCCGTGTGTTCAATCCAGTCAGCCACCGCGCTTCACCTTGAACAGCGCGTCCAGGCTCACAACGGTGCCTGATCCCCAGATGGCATTGGAAATCTCGTCAAGTTTCCGCTGCCTCTCTGGAGAAGGCTTGGGGTCGGGTTCGGGAAACTCGCCGTCTTCCCACTGATGTGAGGTCCAGTTAGTCATGTTGTCTCTCCAGGCCACTTGTCGGCCTCAAGGGTCGTAACCGGCCACCATTGGCCAGTCGCAGGGACGGTAGACGAGCCTGGCGCATAAAGCAAGGGCCGAGGTTGCTCCCGGCCCCGCGGCGACTTCCAAGGCATTACGGGTAATATGACAACCCCGCTCCCGGCCCGCGTTGACGCCTTGCGGCGCTGCCCTGGCCTCGAAGTCCCGTCGCCCGTGGTCTC